CGTAGAATTTCCGTAGAGGATTTAAACCAACTCACAGAGGAACAGAAGCAGAAACTAAGGGATTGGTGGAAACCTGCTGATGGCGATTGGTTTTATGGTTGTCATGGCGACTGCAAAGAGGATGAATGTCCTTGTTCTTTTCATAGAGCAAAAGAGTTTATACTTAGCCCGTATATTGTTGACAGCGGTCATTACGGTGCAAGTTTAAGCGAATCTCCACATTCAAAAGATGCACTTCCCCTACTTGACATATCTCAAATGATTGAACTGCTTCTTGAAAAAGAACCAAGACATGATTTTGACATCGACTTCGCTCATTGCAACTTCACAAAAGAGGATGAAATATGTGACCGACTGTGGGGGGAGGTAATAAAAGTACTATGATGTGGCACATCAAGATTACTTTATGGCAAAGAATCAAGCACATTTTCGGAATTCACGTACCAATACAATGGCACGATAAAAGCAAAACTTGTTTGATATGCAAAAAGACTTTGTGCAATCCAAACATTAAGACTTTTAAAGCAGGAGAACACCTATGTTATGGCGATTTAGTAACGTTCAAGGATGGAAAGGTGTATAAAGCAAAACCGGAAACACAGAAATGGATAACAGGAAGTATAAATTTAAAGGAGGACTTATGAGCGTAATTAACTTATCAAAACTGGCTGAGAACAAAGCACTGTTCGAGGACGAAATCAGAACCCCAGCACGGGCAGAAATGGTTGACAAAATCTGCTCCAAGTGCAAAGTTGGCAGAATGAATCAAACCGGCAGAGCGGCACAGCCAGACCCACAACAACCGCCGATATTTGAACATCTATGCAATAAATGCCGCCATAAAGAAGTTTACGGCAAACAGTATCCGAGAGTGGAGTTTGTTAAAGTTGAAGCGGAGGAAGGCAATGAAAGTTAAGTTTGAGTTTGAGAAACCTGAAGATTGTTGCTGGTGTCCGTGCAGCAGCGGGGACATGCTTTGCCAATTATTAGACCACATACACAATACGGAAGGGCTATACCCGTCACCAAAAGAAGAAGGCGGCATAAGGCCCGATTGCCCATTGGTGGTGATGGAGCCGTGATTAACACAATCGCAATCGTAGCAATCCTTATCCTCTCCAACTGTCTCATGCTCAACTGGGGCATCCGTATCGGCAAAGCTCTGCAGAAGGACATTCCACCCGTGCCATTAGCCGAACCTGTCGAGAAGGCCGCCGGAATTGTCAAGAAGATAGGCAAGCGTACGGTAAAGCTGATTAACAGCATATCGGAATTGAAGGTAGTCAAGAAAGCGCAGGACAAAGAAACGCCAGATGTGTGGAACTAAAAGGCCAATGAGCCTATAAGGAGGATTTATCATGTTAAGCGACAAGTTTAAAGGAACAGTATCATACGGCAACTACAAAAAGCTTTGCAATTCTACTTATACAAAAGACGATGGGGCATTTACGTTTGAATGCGATAACTTCTCGGTGAAATTTACAATAGCAGAAGCAGTGGCATTCGCCGATATGGTTGTGTCCCAATTAACAGACTTAGGCAGTATGTGTATACAGCAGCACATGAAACCCGAACTTATAGACTTATATCATAAATCATTAGACGGAAAGTAACTTGATACCCACTATCCCCACAACCGAAGTTTGTTTGTGAACGATTTTGAAAGATACAGAAAACCAGTATAAATAAATAGTCTACCGGACTTAAAACAGGAGGATTTATTATGCAATGTAAAGACTGTACCCATCAAACAGTATGTATGCACAAAGGCGAATTTGAAAGGCTTGAAGGGCAGCTTCCGGTAACGAGCCTTCCGTTCAGATCAGCAGTAACATGTTATCTCTACAGGCAGGAACAACCTCAGGCGAGAAGCGGAATACTTGACCAGTTCAAGCAAAAGTAACTCGATGCCTCGGCATTTCAGACACCCGAAGTTTGGTTGTTTGGTAGGGGAAAGAATCAAAGAAACAACCGGAAAGGATTGGAGTTATGCAATTACTCATAGCTCACCTTGTAGGTGATTACCTGTTTCAAAATCGCTGGATGGCGTTGAATAAGCATAAAAACTGGCTTATCTGCCTATTACATTCGTTCATATATGCTTTGTCAGTAATGCTTATTTGTAACTTTGATTACGGTTGGAAGGTTGGGATTGTATTTTTAAGTCACTTTTATATTGACTACTTCCGCATTGGTGCAAAATGGCGACAATTCTTCAGCGGTGAAACAGAATTACCTTGGACAATTTTGAGCGACAACACTATGCACTTGCTGATTTTATGGGTATTAAGTTTGATTTAAGGGAGGAAAGAAATTTATGAGCGATAACGGATGCACGGCAAATTGGCCGGAAGCTGAAAAACTGCAAATATTAGACGAAACACCAAGCCGGACATATGCTGAGTTAAAATTTGAACCTGACCCAAACAGCAGTTTACTTGGCATTTTTACAAAAGAGGATAGTCTAAAATTTCTTTACAATGGTACGGTTTTGCATAATGACAGAGAAATTGGCAAGAATCAGGAGCTTATTGACGAAATGTTGATTTTCTTCAAGAAGGCAAATGCTTAAAGGCTTGAACAGAACATCGAATTCTTTTCCAAGCATGTCCATAACGCCGAACTTCCCGAACACATCAAGGATTACGACAGGGTGACGGTCAAGACGGTGCTAAAAGCGATACGGAAGATGGAGAAAGTATGAATAAAATACCGGTATGGCTGGCTATTGTAGCTTGTTTTGGGAGTTTTGCATCAGGCGGAATAGTAATGGCTTCGTTTTATAAAATATATAATTTCAAACACAAATAAGGAGATCTTATGACCAGAGAACAAATCCTTAAAACCGAATGGAATCCCGAAATAGATGAGCTCTGCAAAAACCGAATGGTTCAGGGATTCTACTCATACGGCCCGAGAGCAGAGAACTATGGTGGCGGTCTGGTAAATGCCAGGAAGCAAGCTGATGCATACCTTGACATGTACGACAAGACCGGGAACAAGGAAAAGCTGCTTGATGCAATTAACCTGCTACGGTGCGAATACGACTTTCCTTCTCACAAGAATCCGCACTTTGATGCTACGAGTGACAGAGGCATATCGGAAATGACTTATAGGGATTTAGAGGGGTTGTAATTGAAAGGAGAAATTATATGTCAATGTTAATACATAATAGCAATAGCAAACCAGACCTCATGAAACAGAGAAGTATTCAGATAAAAGATAGCAATGCAAATGAAATAATAAAAGAAATGCAAGAAGAAGGCTTTTTGGAGGTTATACGAGATTATCAAACCAATGAAATTTTATTTCTCTGCAGCTATGATATTTGGCACAAAATTATGATTGGAGATGTTCATATTGAAATCAAAAGAAATAACACTTAACTGGAAAGTTATTGATAAAATGGACGAAAAAGTGCTTAAATGGGGCATTACATTGGATGATAATTTTGGTGCGTTTCTACTAGGAGCAAACATAAATATTGGCGATAATCACTGTTATTTGTGTATATATCTTGGATTCAAGACTTTGGTTATCGGAAAAGATTATTTTGAAGCGGAGGTAACCAATGCCAACAAAAGAACAGATTGACAAATGGGACAAAAGAAGTATTGCAGTCGGAATCATCGGAGTGATTGCAATAATATTGGCAGAAGTATTTATAAGATAAACTGGAGGAAACCAATGCAAGGACGTAAAAAGCCATATACAGCAATTGGAATCAAACGGTGTAAATGTGTCCGCTGCGGTAAACCAGCTCATGCAGAATGGCAGGCTTGCGCCGATGATAGGCTACACAGACCGTTCTGTAAACAGTGCGATATTGAACTAAACGAGCTTGTTTTGAAATGGGTAGGCTTCCCGGATTGGGAAGAGAAGATAAAGCGGTATAGAATGAAGATGGAGGGATGAAATGCTACCTAGAGAATTACTTGAACAATTTAGCAAACCGAATGCGTGGGTTGAAATTAATAACCCAGAAGATATAAAAGTTCTTTCGTTTAATCCTGCCAGGTACGCAATAAACCATTCTCTTATGAAGCCGCACGAAGGAACAGCAAGACAGGAGATTATCAACAATGTTCACAAGAGCATGCAACTGATTCGATTTGACTTTGAGTATGAGACTGTTAGGAAATTCGTTAATAACTACTTGGACAAAGTCGGATTCAAAGAAAATATTTGTAATGACATTAATCCTAACTATATTGGGTTTGTGGAGGTTTAACATGTTCCAAGAGATAAGATGCCCGAACTGCAACAAATTTATATGCGAATCAAGCGGCGGTGAGATAAAGAGGGAGTGCGAGCGGTGCAAAAACCCCGTTCACGCTTTAGTGTCGCAGACTTTCGGCGTGGTGTATTTTGACGGAACATTGCCGCCAAAGGAACTACATTTCAGGATAGATGGGAAGATGGTAGGGAAGATGGTTGTAGATTTGAGCAAAAAAAATAAAGGAACGGAGAAATTAGAGATATGAAAAAGCAATGGAATGACTATAGCGATATAATGAACAGTGCAGAAGTACAGGAAGTTCTTGGGGTTTCGAAAGAAACTTTTCTAAAGATAATTCACCAACCCGGTTTCCCTAAAATGCGTCCTCCTGGTGGCAGAAAATATCTTTATCCAAAATCTGCTTTGCAAGAATATTTTTACAAACAAGCTACAGGCATAACCATGATAAAATAAAGAAGGAGGAAAGAAAGTATGTTGAATGAAACTGAAAAAGAAAAACTGTTAAGCTTGCTTAAAGAATCTAAGCTAACCGAAAAGGAAGAAATTGAATTATTGTCTATTCTTGAGAACGAGAAAAAGGCTCAGGATAGAAGGGCAAGAATCATAGAATTAGTAAAGCTTAGAGAAGCAAAAGAAACGATGTGGAAAACATTAATTGAATCCGGGCTTACAACTTTTGTAGCACAGAATTTACTGCAGGAACTACAGGATAGATTAAAATTTCACATTGAAGATTTAAAGATTTAATATCATATCGCTCACTCGGGCGAAATGATAACATACATAAACATAGCAGCCCTAGCGGCTCATTCAGTAGAAATACTGTTTTGAGTCGCTTTTTTTATTATAGGAGGGTACAAAATGGCGTGGTTTAAGAAGAAGGAAGAAGAAGAAAAGAAACCAACTGTTTCAAAACACAACACACAGGCTGAAAATGACCTGCTAAATAAGATTGACAACGCCCAGCAGTACGCAGAGGGCGGTAAACGTGCTGAGATTGAAACAGACTGGGATGATGAATATAAAATCTATCAGGGCGGCGGTAAACAGTGGGACACTTCCAAAGGCCGCAGGAACGAAAGAGGCAGGAAGCGAAACTTCAACAGTGAAGATAACCTTGTATTCCCCATGGTTCAGAATATGCACTCCGCTTTAACTTCCTCTGTTCCTGAATGCGAAGTGTCGGGAATAGAACCAGAGGACAATACCGCCGCAAAAGTCTTAAACGACCTCATACCATCCATTCTTGACCGCAATAAATTCCGAAATCAATGGAAAAAAATCGTACTTCAGGGGCTTCAATATGGCCCATTCATCGGCTATGTTCCGTGGAATCAACATTGGATAGGCGGAAGCGGTCCGAATAGGTGGGTAGGCGAAATACAAACCTTGTTTATGAAGAAAAGTAAATTCTATCCTGATCCAGCCATACTCGACCTCGAAGAACGGATGCAGGAATGCTCATATATCAACCTGAAGGAGCGCAAAAAGATTGATTGGTTCAAGGAAGTATGGCCGTCAAAAGGTGCATTTGTAATTGAAGATGCGCTTGATATTCCCGATGGACAAGAGGATGAAGGTACAGATCCGCAGCAAGCAACTTTGATTACACATTTCCACAAAGGCGTTCCATATTTTGTGCCTGATGAATGGGAAAAACGATTCCTTGAAAAAGCCCATGAAGCCGAATCGGAATCAAGCCTGCCTTACTATGCCAAAGACTTGAGGGATATGGCAGCAGGTACTTTGAAGGGTGTCCACTGTGCATATAAAGCCGGGACTATCCTTTTAGATTATGTTCCTTATATATACGACGATGGCTTATATCCCTTTGTTTACAAAGTGCTGTATGCCGACGAACAACAGCCGTGGGGCATGGGCGAAGAAAGAAATGTTGTCATACCGCAGATTCTTCATAACAAAGCTGACGAAATCGAACTTGGTGCAATGCTCGGGCAGGGATTGGGTGGAGGTTGGTACAACAAGGGCGCATTGTCAAATACTCAAAGAGACGAACTTCTTGACAATATCGCAAAGCCGAATAGTTGGCATGAAGTCAATGATAAAAATGGTATACAGGAAAAGCGAGCCGTTCAGGTACCAGCAAACATTTCACAGTACAAAGAATATAAACGGAACATGATTGATGTTACCAGTCAGAACACGGACATTCAGAAGGGAATTTCTCCTGGTGCGAACGTACCCTATGCCACCGTGCAGGAACTTGGAGCAAGGGGAGATATCCGGACCAAGGCCAAAGTTGATGTTCTTGAGGATTTTCTTGTCGAGTTTTTCCAGCTTATCATAAATCGAATTGCCCAGTTTTACACAACCGAAAGAACCTACCGCATATTGGGCGATAGGCAGATTACAAACGTCCAGCGTGAAGCGTATAAAACTTTGCAGCAGATAGCCAGCCTGCCACAAGGTACACCTCCAGAAGCTTATTTAGAGCAGATTATACCACTCCTGATGTTTGTAAAGCAGCAGGAGGAAAAGCCGAAACAAGCCATATTTAAGCGCAATATGCTTATTAGAACATGGGACAGGGACACTGGTGAAGATGGGCAGGTAATGAAAGAAGAATTCCTTCCTGAGTTTGATTTAAAGATCAGAGTTCAGGACGAGAGGCCGACAGATCGTAATTACTACTCGTCAATGGCGCTGCAATTGTTTGGCAAAGCAATGGGGCTGAAAGCATTGTGGCATACCCTCGATAATGGGAAATTCCCCCCAATTGACCAGATAATCGAAGAGGTTGAGGCAATGCAACAAGCCCAAATACAAGCCCAAATGTCGGCAGTTCAAGCACAGGCACAGGCTGAACAGCAGGAGAATGAAAAGGACAGGCAGGTTAAGATGATGGCACAACAGGCGACCAACGCTTCACAGGAAAGAATGACAATGGTTGCGGCTCAAGCAAAGGCAGGTGTGAGGAATGGACGTTAACAAAAAGTATCAAGCCGCCGTCTATTGTTCTACGGAAGATATGATTGCCCAAAGCCCCCATGAAGAATCCAGACCGGCAATTGCAGACCATGAGTGGGTAAGGTGCTGGAAATGCGGCACAAAGCTTGGAAGAAAGATTGAACCGCACGGAATAGGCGAGTTTACCGGAGAATCAGCTACGGCATACATGAGACAGCAAGAACCGAGATTCACAAAGAGAGTTTCTTCCCACTCGAACGCATTTGAAATGAAGTGCAAGAGTAGACCAGACAGAGCCAAATATTGCAATGCAGTAAATGTTATTTCACTGTAGATAAAAGAAGTTAAGAGGAAAACGGCAGAACGAAAAATTGTGATATGATGAAAGTAAGAACTAAATAAGTAAAAGAGTTGTCCACATGAGATGACCGTTTCGAGAAGTTTAACCACTTCTAGGGGCGGTCTTTTCTTTTGAAATGAATCTTACCGGGACACCACCGGATGATTAATATACTGCCGAAACCAGGCAGAGAGGATGTTGACCATGCCAGAACCTATCAAACCAGAAGAAACCAATCTGGATAAGAAGGAAGAACAGAACCTTGACAATAGGCCGGAGGTAAAAAGCGAATTTGGCTCAGCCATACGCAATGCCTTTGGACTAAAGAGCAAGGAACAGCCAAAGGAACCTGACAAAAAGATTGACAAAAAACCGGATGAAAAAGCCCCGGAAAAACCAAATGAAGCCGTTAAGGAACCTGACAAAACCAATGACAAGGAACCTGACAAAGAACCGGAATTTGATGAAATTCTTTACAACAAAGAAAAAGTCAAGATACCGGTTACTGAACGGCAGACATACCTCCAGAAGGGCTACAACTACGACAAGGTAAAGACTGATGCTGAACAAGCCAAAGCAACCCTGCAGAGAATTGCCAAGATGGAAGGCTTCGACACAGTTGACAAGTACCTTGCCGAACTCGACAACCGGGAGAAAGCAAAGTTGGCTGAAAAGATCGAAGAAGCAGCAGGCGACCCGGACAAGATTGATGAGATAGTGAAAAATCATCCGGAAGTACAGCGAACCAAAGAGGAACGGCGCAAGTTGGATTATTCCAATGCCAAAGCGAAATTGAGTGAAGATTCATTCTTTAAGAAGCTTGAACCCGAACTTGACGACCTGATGGCAAAGAATCCAGCAGCTGACACCAACCTTGTTTATTCGGTGCTTGTAGGCAATTACGTTCGTTCAGATGCTTACAAAGCTGAATTGGCAAAGGAAAAGGAAGCAGCCGCAAAAGAGAAACAGACAGCGAAGGAATCAGCAGAAAAGAAAGTTATTGCTGATGTACACGACAAGGAGAGAAGGGCGGCTCCGACAGGCGGAGATACCGGAGAGGGCAAGGACTTAGTCCAGCCTTCCGCATTTGCAAGTAAGCTTTCAAGTGTATTTGGAGTATCAGCCGCGAAAATAGCCCAAAGATCACACGAAAAAATGAAAAGGAGTTGATTTAGATGCCAGGATTTTTCTACGCATATAGCTTGGACGGCTCAAAAGAATTAAATAAGCCGTTTTACATTCCTACGGCAACAGTAATTGAACAAGGCGAAATGGTGCTGTTCACACCCGGTACGGGGATTGCAGTGGTGGCGGGTAAATAATGTGCCCCTGTATACAGAAATGTATATAGCAAACCATTTTAATTGCAAGAAACCTAAATCTATTCATCAGTAGACATGGCAACTTGCAGCCAAGGTTAATTAACGAGCGTCATACTTTGAAGGAGATGCGACATGGAGAATTGGAAAGATGTTAAGGGTTTTAAAGGGTTATATCAAGTGAGCGATTTAGGAAGGGTTAGAAGCTTAGATCGGGTGGTCAGCCAGAGAGATATGCTTGGTAATTGTGTGGACAGAACGTATTACGGTCAAATTCTCAAATTGAATAAAAAGCGTAATGGCTATTTGCAAGTATGTTTGAGAGATAGACAAATTTCAAAACACATAGGCGTTCACAGGCTAGTGGCAGAAGCGTTTATAGAAAACCCACACAACAAACCTTTGACAAACCACAAGAACGGCATAAAGACGGACAACCGCATGAGTAATTTAGAATGGTGTACATGCAAAGAAAACTCTGAGCATGCACGCAGAACCGGGTTACACAATCCCAAAATAACACCGCAATGTAAACAGGCATCCGTGATTCTCCAAAGCAAAGCTGTTAAATGTAATGAAAACGAAATGATCTTTTCATCTTCATATGAAGCAGCTTTATGGATAAACAATAGCTTGTTTTCCAATACAAAGAAAAACCATTGCATTGCGGCAAAAGTGAGAAATGTCTGTGCCGGCGAAAGAAATAAATGCTACGGGTATTCTTTCCAACACGTTAGTTAACAAGGTTCAACGACTATCCCTTATGGGAGTAGGGTTTAAGTAAGCCCGAAATGGATGGCGTCTTTCACAGACGATGACATAGTCTAACCTTACGGGAAACCGTAAGCAGTTTATAAAACGGAGCAAGAATAACGAACTTGCTTGAATATCAAATGACAGATTTCGACGACCCCGCAATGGGACCCGCTATCAACGCACATGCGGCCAGCAGCGGAACAGAGCTAAAGGTTTCAGCAGCCCCGGCTTCCGTGTTCAGACACGTATCTAGCAACATTATAACCGCAACAGGTGGTTCAACAACTACGTTTGTTGTTGCGGGACTTCTGCCACAGACAGATGACCTTTGGATAGACGGTTATCTGGAAGTAGTAACCTGCGCAGCCGACAGTTCGTTAATTGGCAAGAGAATCAAGATCACTGATTCCACCGGCAACACCGGAACAATCACATTTGCAGCACAGACAGCAGCGTTTGCTTCGGGCGACACTGCAAAACTGTGTCCGGGACCGAGAGCAATCGGCGAGTACGGTTGGGACTTGGACGGGGACGGAATGAACGTGGACTGGGATACCTCCGGTGGAGAAGCATTGGAATTGGTCGATACCGATGCCGTCAACATGGCTTCCTTCTGGAAACTTAGATTACACCAGTTCGGAAATGGCCCGGCAGCCCTGTAATTCAGGAATAAACGATAAGGAGTGAATTTAAATGCCAATCACTAGAGAACAATGGATAGATGTTGAATCCGCAACCTACGAATATTGGGAGCAGCAGGCCAAAAAGAGAACTGACTTTAACGCCTTGCTTTACAATGTTCAAGAATCAGAAAAGTCAGAGGAACACCACATCGGCATAGGCTCATTAGGGCAAATGTCACCGTGGACAGGTTCGGTTTCGTATCAGGAATTCAAAAAGGGTTACGAGAAGGGTTACAGGCACGCTAAATACAGTTCGGGTATTCAGTTCGAGGAAGAACTTTTCCTGTTTAAAGAATACAACGAAATGAAAAAGCGTTCAAGGGAACTCAATACCGCAGTATACAAAACTCTGCAGGCTCATGGCGTATCAACATTCAACAATGCATTTGATGCAACTTTTGCTGGTCCCGATGCAGTGGCTTTGTGTTCTGCAAGCCATCCGTATTCACCTTCGGACGCAACTTTGCAGAGCAATACCAACACTCTCGATCTGACAATACCCAACTTGACGACCGCATTCAATGCTATGGCAGATTTCAAGGATGACAAGGGCGACATGTTGTTCACAATGCCTAATATCCTATTGACCGGCATTCATTACCGTGCAGAAGCACAGAAGATTTGCGGATCCAAAGCTGGCGACAAAGAACCGTTCAGCGCCGACAATGATGCCAACATCTGGAAGGGTGACCTGGTACACATCTATCATCCGATGATTACCGGTAAAAAGTGGTTCTTGATAGACAGAGACTTGATGGAAAATGCCCTGTACTGGTACAACGCTATGATTCCCGATATCCGCACAGAAGTGGACTTTGATACAAGCGTACAGAAGTTTAAAACAGTGGGGATGTGGAGTTACGGCTTCAGCAATTGGACATGGATCTATGGAAACACGTACGATTAATAATTAATGGGGGGAGCAATCCCCCTGTTTACCCAAATCTTGAGGGCGAAAGCCCTATCACTTGAAAGGAGTGAAAAGATATGGCAAGAGCTAGGCATTTTGGCGCAGGCTACTCCTACTTTGGAGAGGACTACTCGGCTGGCCCAACCGGCGCAAAAGGTATGGATGTAAAGGCGTTCGGCGACAGTTCCGGCAAATATGTCTTTTGGGACGCTTCAGCGGACACATTGTATGTAGTAGGTTCGTTAAGCCTTGACGGTACATTTGCAGCCGACAACATAGCCTTTGCTGACGCTGAAACTTTAACGTTTGGCACGGGTTCGGATGTTGTTATGCAATGGGATGGTACAAACTTTATAATTGCAGCTGCAGCGGACGACAGTTTGATTGAAATAGGTGATTCAGCGGCTACCCAAAAGTCATTTGATGTGAAGTGGTACGCCAACGAAGCAAATGGAGCAAGCTATCTGTATTTTGATGCTGGCTCAAATTTGATATACACCACCGGTGTTGACCTTCAATTTAAAGACAATGATTACCTTGTTTTCGGTACCGGCTCAGGGGCTTCTGGCGACATAAATATGGTGTGGAACGGTTCAAGTTTTCTGATAGCAGGAGTTGCTGCATCATCAACAACAATATTCGGCGGTTCAGCAAACATAATTGACCTTAACCATTACGGTGATCTGTCTGGTTTCAACAACGAAGCGGACGCCACGGGCTACACGATTACCGCCAGAAAATCCAGAGGACCAGCAGACACAGCACTAAACGATAATGACGTTGTGTTCCAGATTACAGGCGAAGGATTAAATGACAACGCTACACCTGCAGCTAAAACACTGGCGAACATAAAAATACTAATGACAGATGCTTCCGACACCACGGAGGACGGAGCAATAGTATTTGAGGTAATGGTGGCTGGTGCAGCTGCAGCCGAAAAACTCCGTATAGCTGACATTATAACAGCAAGTGCAGTATTGCAACTTGGTTCTACTGCGACAGCAGCCTTGACAATGGGAGGCGGAATATCAGGGACGCCTTTAACCACTGCAACAGCCGATAAGAACTTCCTTGGTTTTTGGACTGAATCCACTGCGACGTCGGGCGACAGCAGGGGATTGTACCTGCGTCATTATCTTGGTGGAACAATAGCCGCTACCGGATATGGCGATGCAATAAGGGCATTTTGTACCGTTACTGGGACAGGGTATTCATACGCTTCAGGTTTGCATGGTACAATGCAGATTAATGCGGATGCTACAGTAACAGGCTCTGGTTCTGGTATAAGGGCAACATTGGCAGCCGCTGCAGACACAAGGACACTTGATGGTGCTTTATCAGCCCTTCATTTGTGTTCAGACATTGCAACCGGAAACACTGTGCCGACAGTGCATGGATTCCTTAGATGTACAGATGATGGGGCGGTAAGGTTCGGAAACTTTGCGGTTATTCCGAATGTTGAAAATGGTACTATTTTCGCAGCACATACCACGCAAGGACTTACCCATTCAATTAAAATCATCAGTGAAGATGGAACGGCTTATTACATTATGTGTACTGATGCCGCTACCAACAGATCGTAAGGAGGATTAGCATGAGTAAGAATTGCCCCGTATGTGATAAGAGCCTTGAAACCAAAGCTGTTAAATGCGATTGTGGTTATACGTATGAAGCAGAAAAGGCAAAGCCAAAAAAGAAGGTATAATGATAGTAGGGGGTTTCCCCTACTATTTTAATTTACGGAGGGTTATTATGATAAAAATTAAACTTGGAGAATTGAAATCGTTAGTATCCGGAGTAAACGAGATTATGGGAGAAAAACTGCCCATAAAAGCAGCTTATGCGTTTACAAAATTTGCAAAAAAGCTTCAAAAGGAAGTACAGACATATGAGGAAAATAGGAGGAAACTTATTGACACATATGGTCTGAGGGATGAAAACGGAAAACTCGTTATCAATAATGGCATATACGAAATAGCAGACAAGGAAAATTTTAATAAGGAATTTGTTGAATTGAGCGACATAGAAACAGAAATAGACTTTGACCCTATTTCGTTAGGCGCTTTGGGCGATATTTCTTTATCTCCATTATCAATAATGGCATTGGAAAAGGTAATCAGGGAATAGGTGGATTATGGAATACAAAGGTTATAACATAAGCGACATAGAAACTCTTTTGCTCCATGACATATTGCAGGAGCTGAAAGAACTCAGGTTGGAAGTAACGGAGTTAAAAAGAAATTTTAACATTCCGACTGATAATACGAGAGACGTAGTTATAGTTCCGCCTTATGGAGAAACATTACTACTTACCCAAAAACCCCAAGAGACAGAGCGAGAAGATGTAAAACCTGTTGAAGTATTGCCCAAGGGAAAGCCACAGGAAGCACAAGAGATACCCAAAAAGCCAGTAACAAAAAAGCCTGCTAAGAAGCGTAAAACGGCAAAGAAAGGCAAGGTGACAAAATGAACGGAATAGTTGACATTGAATATATAAATAAAGGTTCGCCAATAGCGGCAATTAGTGCGGCAGAGGCAACGACCACATCCATCCCCATAGATGCAAGGGGGAAAAATGCGGCATTGCTTAAGATCGCTCTATCCGGTGCAGCAAACTGGACAATAAAACTGACTGGTTGTTTTACTAGAAACGGAACCTATGTAGACTTGTACGAATTAGCCAACACAGGCGTAATGACCCAAATGTCACATCAGACAAATACTAGTAGGATGATTTTATTCAAGGGGATTCCGGACTGGATTAAAGTTGTCGCCACTGAGGATGTAGACGGTCAGACCTGTTCTGTCGACGTTCAATTGCTCAATATGTAAAAAAAAGGGGGGCGATATTAATGAAAAACGATGTTAAGGACCACATATTTCATAATGCTTCAAATTCAGCAAATAATGGAATATTTTTAGAAGTCGAATATTTCAAGACGTTAACTGTTGAAATATATGGTTCAATTGACAATTCTGCCAGAACGGTTCTTTTTTACGCAATGGGGCCAAGCAAGATTCTTAGGGATTTTGTGGGCGTAAAATTAAGCGCAGCCCCTTTGGCTACAGCAGTAAGCACTACAGGTATATCAGAAATTTGGCAATTTGATATAACTGGTCTGACAAGAATTTACATGGTATTGTCCTCGATTACCGATGGGACAGTTACTATAAAAGGAAGGGCGGTATCGTAAATGGCTACATTTGCACAACTTTTATCACAATACAGTCAATCTGCAGTAAGCTTTGCGAAGCACTTATCTGAAAATGCTGCTTATGTTGCAGACACCGGTACGGCTGACGCTTTAGTTGTTACGCTTTCAACAGCGCCAGCGGTTTATAGTACAAGCATGTTGCTGATAGTTAAGAAGTCGGCCAGTGCCAACACTGGGGCGTCAACGATTAATGTCAGTGCGTTGGGCATAAAATCTATTGTAAAAGATGTAGATACAACATTAGAATCTGGCGACATGCCCGCTAATGGTTTGTGTTTTTTGCAATATGACGGCACAAATTTCTTGCTTTTGAACCCTGCCAAATCTGCCGCTCTTAGTACACATATGGCTGATTATATGACATTGTTAATAAATGCAAAGTATCCTCCAACTCCGCTTGTTGGTGCGTCTGCTTCTGTTGGGGTTGATGATACCGCAGTTTTACAAGCAATAATTGATTATGCTGCTGCAAACAATAAACAGGTATTTGTCCCGCCTGGAACGTATGAATTTACAACCCTGGTTATACCACAAGATTTTAAACTATTTGGTATAGCGGGGGAATATAAAGGCACTGTATTTAATCATACTGGCACAGGGGTTGGGTTTGATTTGAGCGGATCTTTCAAAAAAACGGTGCTTGAAGGATTTACAATTATTGGCGGTGGGGCTGCATCTGTTGGTATTAACATTATGCGTCCCGAAACACAGATTCGCAATGTAGAATTTAGAAGCTATTTAGGAACGGCTTTTTTGCTTGATGATGACCCTTTATCAACAAGTGGAGCATGGATGTCAACACTTGAACATGTTAAAATCAATGGTGCAACAGTCGGAATAGATTGTGTAAATAACGTAAATGAAGTTACAATAAAAGATTTTCAAATTCACAATTGCACAACAGCCGGAATACGCTCATCAGGAAGTAACAGCAGTTTGCATATTATAGATGGAAATTTGTCTGAAAATGATAATGGGACTAATACATCTCATGCAATAGATATTTCTGGGGGCGTTGATATATCTATTAAAAACTGCTACATTGAAAATAATGATCAGGGAATCTATGTTTCCAGTGTGGACAATCTCACTATTCAAGACTGCTTTATAAACGGAGTAAATGTTCAGGGTAATGGTATCTATTTGACAAGTGCAAATGTAAAACAGGTAAATATATTAAACTGTCACTTAATACAGCATTTCACTGCGGACATTAACCTAAATACAAGCCCTGCAAATGTATTTATAATTAATTGCCACTATACCACATTGACAAATAGCTCAAATTCTACAGTTTTGGAGGTAACAGGATCTACAATTGTCGGTCGTGGGCTTGGTGTTATCACTAACGGATTAGTGCGGAAATCACAAAACAAAACAGCAGACTATACCGTTACATATGAGGACTCTGAAACAACTATGACAAATATCGGTGCAGGAGCAAATGTGGCGTTTACTCTTCCGGCAACTAGACCCGGTGTTAAATTTACATTTATAAAAAGGCAACTATATCAGGCGATTACGCTTGTTCCTGTAGCTGGTGATAAATTTGTGTATAGAGGTTCTGTAAAAACTGACGGACAAACGTTTGTGGCGAGTGAATCCGGACATTATGCTTCTATAACAATCGAAGGTATTGACGAGGGTTGGTATGTCCATGTAAATGACGGCACGTGGGCTTAGTTCACATAAGGAATAAATAGTTCATAATAAACGGCTATTAGCCCTTCCGAAAGGTGGGGCTTTTATCATGTTAAAATATAGATATAGAGATAATTCAAGGAGGTAAGTTATGTTAGTCTCGGAATTAATTACTTTTATCGATAGGAAATACAGCAATTCGGAATCTTCGGCAAATAAGATTCTTGACATTGATGCAATTCATAAGCGGACTTTTATGAAGTTAAGCCGGTTGTCAAACAACTATACCAAACATACTGATGTTACCATAGCAGATCAGTTAGTATGCAATTTTCCTGCCGACTGTTCACCTGAAAATGTTATATCAATCCAGGTATCTGATTTGGCGGGAGAGGAATGGACCGAATACAAATATGCAGGACTGAAGGATTACATTTCAAGCGGATATTATTGGACTACGGACACGGCTGGCACGTACGCCCTACTTGATTACGGCGAGGTTATTGCAACCAATGACTTGGGTATTATCATTTATTATTACAAGACTCCTGCGACAATAAGCCTTACTACTGACACACCAGAACTAGATCCGCTTTACCATCTTATAATTGCTTACCAGGAAATTTCAGACATTGCAAGCCAGGGACATAATCCGGATGCGGAAATAGCCGACTTCTGGCAAAGAAAAGCCGATGAACTGTTTGCTGAAGCCAAGGACGATTTGTACGAGAAGAATAATTCGAAGCCGAAAAGGTCATGTCAGGCTACGGAGGATTGGTAGGATGGGTGTGTATTGGAATAAAAGAAAGTTAAGTCATTCTCAAGAGCCTTCGCCGATTAGGTTAGGTGATGGTGAAAACAAGGCTGTTTCTATCTTTGAAATAAAGCAAAGCGAGGCTTCTTACAGCAGGAACACATCAAGTCGTAATTATCCTGCCTTGTCCGTATGTCCCGGGAGAGCCAATGTATTTTCCGCAATCACAACTCCAAATGCTGCCGGGAAAAGAACTAATACATATATGCATGTCCATGATGGTACAGTTTGGAAAGCTTGGAATGGTTCAGCATGGGCGAATATTCAAACAGGCTTGACCAGCGCAAGAGGCAGATTTGTCGATTTCTCAACAGAGGCGGCAACTTATACCATCTTGGCGAACGGTACAGAAAAATACTCATGGAATGGTTCCGCAGCTGCAGCAATAGCGGATATGCCGGCAACAAGGTTGATTTGTGTTGACGATTACCGGGTATATGCGCTACTTGGGAACAAACTGTCCTGCTCTGCCGCTGGTTCGGTCACAGATTGGACTACAGCAGACGATGCCGACAGTATCATGATTGCTTCGGCCAATGGTGTAGGAACGGCTGTGGCGGCTTACAGTGACATTGTAATATGTTGGTTTGATCAAAGTATGCACCAACTATTCGGGGATGATCCGTATAATTTCCAATGGGGCCCAGTCTATGACGATGGCTGCATATCGGATTATTCCGTCATTGAGCATAGAGGTATACTCTATTTCCTCGATTTTGGTGCATTCAAGGCATTTACAGGAGGCAAGCCGCAGGAAATAAGCCAAAGAGTCAGACCGTATCTGGAGGGCATACCAGCGGCGTACAAGACTAAGTGTGTTGCGGGGGCTTCGGGCAAATATATTTATCTTTCCATCCCATATGGAGCGGTCACGGAAAATAATTTAATTCTGGAATATGATACTGAACTTGACAGATGGTATCCGCAAACCGGTGATGTTGTCGATTTCGTCACGATTGGTGAGACTTTGTATGGAATTTCTTCAACTGGCCAGCCGATACAGTTTGGTTCCGGTACTACTTTTAGCGGTACGGCGATTTCGTGGAGTCACATAACTGGAGTCTACCACGGTGGAACGTATACAAAGAAATGTCTGAATGAATTGGATATGATAGTTGACCTGCCTATAGGTTCGACAATGACTGTATCTTATTCAACTACGGTTGATGGTGACGATTTTGTTTTGGCTTATACTTTTGCAGCTTCAGCAGTTGAACAGAATGTAAGGGTTCCTCTTGTGGTGGAAAATGTTGATTATTACCGTTTGGAATTCAGTGGAACCGGTCCGTCTACGATTCATTTTGCCTATAAAGGCAGAGAAAGGATTAAGGTGAGATAGTGCAACCAAGATTTACATATGACAGTAATTTAACCCCACAACAGAATATGGAGGCTTTGATACCAAGACTAAATCATTTGCTGGCCTTCTTGGATTCAAAAAATGTCAAGCGGATTGACACCAACGAAACAGTAGTGAAGTCAGCTGATGGCGAAACTCGGATAAACGGCCCGCTCATTCAAATGTACGACAAACAGGGAACGCCGATATTAAGGCTACAGGCAGGTTATGATGCTGCTACTCTTGATTTTGTATTTCAGTTATTAAACTCCGCTGGCGACATCACTGTTAGCATGGATTCATCTACTGGTAACATAATAGTTGAACGCGGTACATTTAAAGGCAGCATTACAATAGGTACCGGAAACAATGTTTTCAAGGCAGACAGTAACGGTATATATTTAGGCAATGCCTTATTTGCCAGCGCACCATTTAGAGTGACAATGACTGGTGCTGCCACAGCCTCAAATTTGACCATTGAGGGCGGAACAATAACAGGTGTAACTATTTCTATTGGCACGGGGAATAACGTGTTTAAGGTTGATAGCAATGGTGTCTGGTTGGGACATGCGGACTATGCAAGCGCTCCGTTTAAAGTAAGTATGGCGGGAGCGGCAGAAGCAACGAATTTGACGGTTACAGGCGGCAGCATTAACGTTGATACAGATTTATATGTCGGGAATAATATCTACTTAGGAAGCCTTAATTTGACCGCACTAAAAAATATGGTATTTAATGGTCAAGTTGAAATTGGGATTTATGAAGATGATTTAGGGAGCCCGCCTGTAGGGTTTTACATTTCCGCGAACACTCTTAAATTAAGTGATGTTTCAAAAATTGTTCATGATGCGACTTTGGAATTTTACGGCACTTATGGCTTTTCAGGTGCAACAGTGTCGGGATTGGACAGTTCCGATTACGCTACTCAGACATGGGTTAATGCGCAAGGATTTTTAACTGGGACAACTGGCGCAACTGGCTCTTTTACTTCTGCTGATGGGAAAACAATATCGGTTTCCAACGGCTTAATAACAAGCATCGTATAATTATTTTGAAAAATATGTATTATTTTTTGAATGTTATGGTATAATTTACCCAAGAGGTGAATACAATATGAAAAAAATTTTACTAGGTTTAATTATTGGTTTAATGATCGGTTCCAGTGTTTCAGTTTTTGCACTGGACAAGTTCGACATTATGAGACTTGACACATATGATAACTGGCAAGCTGTTTTGGTAGGTAGTCAAAGTACGGGCCCGATATTAGACATAGGCACCCTTGAGAAAGACGAAACAGATGCCCATAAAATTAGCGACTTGGAACGAGTAACCATTCATGCTGATGAACTAAGGTTGAAAGGCGAAAGAGTTTTAACGGAATCACAAGTAAGAGATTTGATCCTGGAACTGACAAAAGAATAATTTGATTTCCACACAAGAATCCGAAAGGGTTCTTCTTTTTTGCCTCAAATCACCCAACTCTATTTCCGTGATAAAATTAAGTCAGGAAACAATTTCCGCAAGGAGGGAATGTAAATGGCTGTATATAAGGTAGGTTCTTCCGGTGATGATGTAAAAGCTCTTCAAACTCAATTAAAGAATGCTGGCTTTGATCCTGGAGGAATTGATGGTCAATACGGTTCCAACACCGCCGCTGCGGTTTTGGCTTATCAGAAAGCAAATAATTTAACTCCGGATTCTATTGCAGGTCCGCAAACTTTAGGCAGCCTCACTCGAACCGCACAAAGTGCAACACCTGCTTCAACCGTTCAATCTCCTATTGACAAAATTGCCAGTGAGGAATACCAGTGGGGTAAACTTGATCCGGCATATAAAAATGCTATTCAGACCGGGACGGAAGATAATTTTTACGCCGGACTAAACAAAATGATGCAGCAGCCTGTCGCGCCTCAAGCGCCATCAGGAACCGGAATGAATCTGAGTGGCTTAAGCAATATCAACTTTGGTGCTCCTGTTGCTCCTGAACCGTACAAAGACCCTTATGCGGATAAAATAAATTCCCTGCTTGACAAGTATTTGGGCATGGGCAGTTTTTCTTACGACCCTTCATCTGATGCCGGATTAGAAGCGGCTCAGGGTGATGCAATGGCAGCAGTGGATAGAAACGCTGCAAGGCGAGGAATGATTTACAGTGATTCGAATAAGTCTCAGCTTGGCAAATCGGCTTTGTCGTTGATTCCGCAGTTTAGGGATGCGGCTCGAAGCGAATATCAATCCGGACTCGGTAATATCATTAACCAGCTTCAAACACTTCAGGGATTATCTAATACAGGGAGAAGCACATTTGAATCGGACAGGAATTTCAATTATGATGCACTCAGAGACACCGTACAAGATACTGGTATGTCGAATGGCCAATATACCCAGTCCGGTAAAATCAATCAGCAGAGTATCGAACAGAATAATCAGGAATTACTGGCAGGTAAGGCCGCTACTATCGCAGCAGCTAATTATGATAACATTCAGGCTTACATTGATAAATTGCCAGCAAACGACCCATTAAGACCATTTTTACAGGCTGAGAGGCAGAAAAAGATTGAAGCGCAGAAGGTTGAAAGGACTAAAGCCGAACAAGAGGCTTATGACAGAGCAACGGGACAGGAGAAATTTGAACTGGACAAGAAGTATACTAATGCCCAGATAAGTAACCTTGCTGCGGATAATGCAAGACAGGCTGAAGCGGCTGCAGAAAAGAAGGCTTCGTCTGACGCTGTTTCTTCTGCTACTCCTGAACAGTTGAACTATTTCAACAATGCTTTTAATTACCTTTTAAATCAGAACGGTGGAGATGGGTATAAGGCTTATCAGCAGCTTTTGAGAGAAGGGAAGGACTATAACGCTTCGATGGGAACAAAACTGTTTACAGAGCTTGGTAAGCAGTTACAGGGATATGGAAAGAGTCAGGGTAGCGCAACAAGCATGAATAAACCGGAAGTGTACAAATACGAAGAAGATACAGGGTACAAATCAGACTTGGCAGGAATTTATGCAAACCCCAGTATTGCCTTACAAACCGTAAAGGATAATGCAGCAGCATTGATCGACAAGTATGGGCCCGATGGTTACAATGCATTACTTGCGGCAGCAAAGGGTGAAACTCCTAAAAAGGCAGAAACATCGGCATGGCAAGAATACACGAAATAACGGAGGCATGAAATGGCAGGAATATTATGGGGAAGTAGTTCAGATTCAAAACCTTCCACTGCAGGCAAAGGTATTTTGTGGAACAAACCTGATATTGAAAAAGATTCCTCCAATGACAGCAATGAGCTTCGCAAGGAAACTTTGCCGGCAAAAAGGCAGCAAGCAATAGACACTGCAAAAAGCGCAAAGCCTGTTGTTCAGCAGGAAACAAAAAGACCTTGGGTGGAATCTGCCTTCAATAGAATAAGTGAGGTTGCCAGCGAGATACCTCTTGTTAAAACAATTCGTTCTGCCGCTAAAGACACACAGAAAGCAAGGGAAATGCCTGTTGCGGAAATAGCACAAACCGATTCATCCAGAAGGCAAGAGCTATTCGGTCAACCGGCGGCATATCTTGCAAGCAATGTTGACAAGGGCTTATTAAACTTTAATCAAGGTTTATCGAATGCTGCCGCTGTAGCCGTTGAAAATACGCCTTTAAAATTTATTCCTGGCGTAGTGGATTACGTCAAAGAACCACAGAATCGATTTGAGGAATATTCTCAGGAAATAGACAAAGCAAACCAGCCTGTCAGCAAGGGACAGAAATTCCTTGGTGATGTTGTATCCGCTGGGGCGCAAATGGCTCCATCTATTTTACTGGCTTCAATCAATCCCGCTGTCGGCATGGCTGCGTTCGGCGTTCCGGCTTTTGGCCAATATGCAAGGCAGGCAGAACTTGGAGAGGCGACACCTTCACAGCAATTAGGCGTAGGTGTAATTGGTGGAACGGCAGAAGCATTCCTGCAGACCTCGTTATTTGTTAAACCTTTGTTGAAACTATTCCCCCAAAAAGTAATATCCGACGTTGCTAAATCCGGCACGGCTAATCTTATAAAAAACTTTGCAAACATAGGCAAAAACGTTGTAAAAACTGCCGCAGGCGAAGCTTTTGAAGAAGCAGCGATTGACCCTGTAATCGGACTTGCTGAAAAAGCCACTTACAATCCAGATAAGAAATGGCTTGGCGAAGGTGGAGCAATCGACCCTAAACAAATGGGTTACGATGCTTTACTTGGTGCCGTTATGGGTGGCGGTATTGCTTCAACATCAATTCCGTTCAGCGTAGCAGATGCGATTGAAGTCAAGAAATATATCGAGCAGAATTATGATGACACTCTTGTCATGGCACAAGGACTTCCCGAGAATTACGCTTCACGCAAGAAGTCAATCGAATATGCTGAAAATGCCCATCCGATAAGTTACAATGAGCTTATTGAATTTCAGCAGCAGACCGTAAAAGATTTACAGGATTATGCGGCAAAGAATCCAGTCAAGGAAGCCGCACAGCCTAAAATAGAACCTGAGAATATCCAAACACCTCCAGTTGGAAACAAGCCTGCAAAAGCTGTACAGAAGGTTGAAGCGTTGAAGAAAATCCGTATGTCGGTCAAGCAAGGTACACCGGAATATGAGGCAATTGACGAAACTATTAAAAGCGTTGAAGCCCAATTACAGGACGAAATTACCACAGCTAATCCGCAGCAGTCAGAACAGATCGCAGAGGAATTGAGACAGATAACAGGTGACAAAACACAGCCTATTCCTGCCAATGTTGTACCTGAGAATGTCGAAATACCTGCTACTGGCAAAATGGATTCTACGGGTTTACAGGGTACAACAATGACCGAAAGAAACACAGCAAATGCAGCCGGTACAAATAATTTAATAACTAATCCAAAAACCAAAGCATACCAATTTGAAAATCCGGAAGTGAAAGACTACTACCAGACTTATGCCAAATATATCCTTGATGATGAATTCGTACCAAACGCACAAGAGGGCAGAGTAACCGAAGTCATGGCAAAGTTAAAGTCTGACACTGGATTGCAGCCAGGCGAGGTTAAAGATGCACTGGAACGGCTTATAAAGAATCAAGGTCAGGAGAATGTCGCAGCCGCCAAAAAGGTTGAAATTGTCATAGACGACATGCTGTCCAATGGCTTTGAATCTGTCAGGGGCGAGAAGGTAAAGCCGATAGACGATTATTTGCAGATTAAGTCAGATATTGAGGGTAGAGAGATTAAAGCTGGCAAAGATGCTACATTGGATGATGTTCCGGCAGAGACAAGTTATGCGAAGCCGACTAAGAACAAAAAAGCTCCCGATGTTCAAGGCTATGCCGTTCAAGAACTCACGGGCAGAACTGATGAATTGCCAAAGGGTGACGATTCAAGCACAGAATCCAAGACGGTTGACGATATTATTGAAATCATTGAAAAGACCATAGGCGTTCCGATCAGAACAGGCAAGTTCAGGCAAAAAGCATTGGGCATATTTAAAATCAAGCCTGAAGTTATCCGCACAAAAGTAAGGGGTGACATACCAGTTATATCCCATGAATTAGGGCATTACTTTGACAAGAAATACAACTTGTCTACAAGCAAACAATTTAAGAGTGAACTTGATGCGTTGGGTAAAAAGACTTCCAAACCAAGCTATACACTCGCCCAAATAAGAGCGGAGGGCGTGGCTGAATTTGTCAGTCTTTACTTGACTAACCCAAATAAGGCGCATTCACTTGCTCCGAAATTCCTTGCGCAATTTGAAAAAACAGTTAATGCAGATACGGTAAAATTCCTTGCTGAGATAAGAAAGGATATTTCAAACATTATAAATCTGCCGCAGAATAAGAAAATTTACAATGATGTGTCGGACTTTGAAACAAGGAAATCAACTACCCAACAGGTAGGATTTATTCAGAAATTATATGACTCCTGGATAAACGATAAAGGGCCGTTCAAGAGGATGCAGAAGTACGCAGAAGGCAAAGGATGGACAGGAAAGGACATTGACCTGCTTACTCAAAACTATAGCGGATTTGAAGCCAAGGCGCTTTACATGATGTTTGACAAGCAGAGAGATTTAAAAGGCGACATTATAGGCAATTCATTTATGGAAATATTGGCGCCGATATCCAAAAAGGAAGTCAAGAAGGCTGGCGAAGATCCGTTGCAGATTAGGAAGGACTTTATATCTTATCTTATCTCCCGCCGTGCCATGGACTATAAAGACCGTGGACTTGTCATGCCACAGCCGTTCTATCTGTACGAGGATAACATAACAGCCATGGAGCAAAAACATTCTGAATTTGTTGGAGTGTTCGACAATTTGAGAAAATGGGAAGATAACAACTTGCAGCTTTTGGTTGATTCCGGTATTAAAACAAAGGAGCAGATAGATAATATTAGGATTGCAAATGCCAACCACGTCCCTCTGTATAGGATAAGGGAAGCTGCAACAGCAATAAAGGCAGGAAGTGGAAATACTTTAGGACAATCAAAGAAGGTCATTAAGAAGGCCATAGGTTCGGGAGCTTCCATAATTGACCCACTTGAAAGCATGATAGCTGATTCCTTCATAATCCGGAGAGCAGCAGAGTCCAACGACATACTTAAAGAGCTCAAAAAAATGGCAACAACTGTTGAAGGTATTGGGATGATGGTTGAGAAGGTCAATATAAAGGGCGAAGTGACAAAATTTAACTTGGACGAAGTTAAAGGACAGCTTAAGAAAATGGCTGAACTGATAGAATCACAGACAGGCGACACTACTTTCAAAGATGCTTTGGATAATATGGATGAAAAGTATCTTGAAACTATGATGTCAATATATAAGCCTCTATATAAGGAAGGCGACAACGAGGTTACGGTTTACGATAATGGCAAGGCTGAATTGTACCAAGTTGACCCCGAGTTATATAAGGCTATTAAGGGATTAAACAAGGAACAAAGTAATTTTATAATGAGAATGCTTAATGTTCCAAAAAGAATCTTGCAATTTGGAGCTGTAACCACGGTTAATTTTGTTATGCGAAACATGGCAAGAGACACCGGATCTTCTTCTATTCAATCAGAAGCAGGAATAAACCCGATAGACATTTTTAAAGGCTATGTCAGTTCAATTAAAAAAGATAAGTGGTTTAAGGAATGGATTGCCTCTGGCGGGGCAAGTGAATATCTGAATGTCAACGACAGGGCACAGGCTCAAAAGATTGAGGATGATGTTTTTAAATACGGCATTTCAGAAAAGTGGCAGAGGTTGACAGATGCTATCGGAGAAATGAAAAAAAACAACAATGATCGCACCCAAGATAAAGTAAAAAACGCTGCAAAACAATTCCTCATAATTCCGTTTGACAAAATACGTGATGCGGTACAATTTTCAGAGGCAGGCCCGAGGGTAGCAGAATTCAGAAAAGCAACCGAAAAAGGAGAGAGCAGAGATACTGCGGCTGCATGGAGCAGACAAGTATCACAGGATTTTTTACGGCACGGGTATTACGGAAAGGAACTAAATAAAGTTACGGCATTTTTTAACGCAGGCGTTCAGGGCGTTACCAGAATAGCAGAATCTCTTGACCCGAGAAACCCAAAAAAAATGCTTAGAACTATGATCCGTGGGCTTACTTATGTCACTCTTCCAAATATGTTACTGTACTTTTTTAACCACGACGACGAAAACTATCAGAATTTACCGGAATGGAAGAAGTCATTGTACTTTAATGTTCCGATCGGCGGAGGTAAATTTTTGTCTATACCGAAGCCTTACGGATACGGATTCATATTTGGATCTCTTCCTGAGATAGCTATGGATAAGATATTTAAAGATGATCCCAAAACATGGAAAAGAATAGCTGAATCATTTTTACTTCATTTTTCCATACCTTTTGTTCCAGCAGCAGTCAAACCGGCCATAGACGTATTTGCTAATTTAAGTTGGAACAAAACGCCGATAGAAGGACCGTATGAAAGAAAGAACAATTCGGCTTATTTAATAAGGGATGATAGTACAAGTGCTGTTGCTAATTTAATAGGCGATATATTAAAAAATGAAAGAGGTTTATCTCCTAAACAAATAGATTATATTGTTAAAGGGTACACTGGCAGCGTAGGAAAGTTTTTTTGGCAGCTACCCGATGCGGTTAAAAAAGGCATTGAGAATCCCACAGACGTAACGCAGTATCCGGTTATAAAGGCTTTTATGACCGATTCCGCTTATTCAACATCATCCATTAATGATCTTTATGGTTATGGCGAAGAACTAAGTACCAGACTGGGCGACTTAAAAGATACCGGCAAATACAGAGCTATGGAACAGTTGCCAAAAGAAAAACAGGCTGAACTATTTGAAATACTGGAAGGTGCAAGGCTTGCTTATAACGATCTTGCGGAACAATTCAGCGAAGCGAGAAAAGCCATTAAGGAGGTCAACACAAGCAAAACATTTACACCTGGACAAAAAGAACAAAAAGAACGGCAGATACATATTGCAATGAATAAGATGGCAGAGGGTTTCAATAAAGCGTACGAGAAGTTCAAGCAGAATAATGATATAAAATAAGCCGGAAACGGCTTTTCTTTTTGCCCATTTCAGGCGAGAACAGTACCCCAAAAATCCGTGATACAATTTTATCAACAAGGGATAGAGATTGCAACTCGATACGGGCAGTTAAACCATCCGACTGCCTTTCCCGTAAACTAAAGGATGGAGTATCGAAAGGATGGTATTTATATGAATGAGTTAGTAATTGTAAAAGGCAATGACATTTTTACCGACAGTTTAACCGTAGCAATCGGAACTGAATTCGAACATCACACGATAACCAGGAAGATCAGAGACTACATAAAAGACTTTGAGGAAATGGGTAAGGTTGGATACCACAACCAATCTTTGGAGAGTGGGCAGACCCAAAAATTGTATCTTCTCAATGAACCACAAGCCACATATTTAATAACACTTCTTGAGAATAATCAATCGGTAAGAAAATTCAAGCTTGCATTAGTAAAAGAGTTTTTCCGTATGCGTCAATTCATACTTGAAAAACAATCCTCTGAATGGCAGCAATCAAGATTAACAAGCAAACAGACTCGCAAAAATGAAACTGACATAATTCTTACAAAGCTTATTCCTCTTGCAGAAAAACAAGGAAGTAAAAATTCCGGCAAACTTTATATGACTTATTCCAAATTGGTCAATATGGTTATTGGGATAGACGCTGGACAAAGAGATAACCTTCCTGCGGCTTACAATGATGCAATTCGGTTTCTTGAAAGAGCCATTGAAAACATAATTTCTATCGAGGTTGACAAAGGAACTTATTACAAGGAAATTTACCAAGTTTGCAAGGCTAAGTGCAACATAATAAAAGAACTGGCATTTCTGCCATCAATAAAAATGATAGGAGCTTAACCAAAACAAGCACTTACAAATTCTGTGATAAACTTAAATTGTAAACAAGGACCGGCAGCCGACTAAAACTAACCGGCCCTCATCCCTTCCAAATCCTTGCGGAAATAAGGAAGGTAAAACCATAATAACACTTGCGGGGGTATTTGGCAATGGAACAGTCTGAAAACATTAAGATTCACGAAAGACTTACCACATTAGAGGGCAGCATGAAAACTGTATACAACAGGGTAGATGATGCTGAAATCGAAATAAAGGAAATTCGATCAGACAATAAGATTCTTCACGAAATGAATACCAATATCGGCATTCTGGCTACGGAATTTAAACATCAAGGGAAGCGGATAGAATCAATTGAGAGTGACGTAAAGGAATTAAAAGATAAGCCATCAAAACGTATGAACGCACTTGAAACAATAATAATTACAGTTGTAGCAACAGGGATAGTTACATACGCGTTGAGTAAGATATTTGGAGGCTAAAATGATTTTCGAATTCGATCCAACAAAATACCGTTTCGCCGTAGAAATCGGAATACCCGGCAAACTTGAACGCTTGGACAAAATTCCCCGGCCACGTCCAAATGAAACCATAGCCTGTGCCATCAACATTAATGTATTTGATTGGGTGGGGGGCTCCGATGGTTACGGTGAAATTGAACAGGACGGCGTACAATATAAGCCTGAATCAAAAGGGTTTCCTTCTATATCTTTCAAAGACGGCAAACTTACTTTAGGTGATTTACCGGGCGCACAGGTAGGAGTTGGAATTCCCATTACTTTGGTTATTGATGGCAAAATAGACATACGTAACCCGTCCAAACTGGCAACCGGATTTACAAGCAGGACAGCAGTAGGACAAAAGTCCAACGGCAACATTGTATTTGTCACTCAAGAATATATGACCACTTCTGAGCTTGCTGAGTATATGAAATCATTGGGCTGCATCAACGCATTTCAAGGCGACAGTGGCGGCAGCACAGGAATGTACCTTAACGGCAAACTATATGATCAGGGCAGGGCCATTGCAGCAGCGTTGGTGGCATATAAAAAGAAACTCATTGCCATTGATGATGGACATGGGATGGAAACGGCAGGGAAGCGCACACCGATATTCCCGGGAACTAATACTTTTATGCATGAAAACGAATTCAACAATGCGGTTGCCCAACTCCTGAAAATTAATCTTGAAAAATCCGGATTTGATACTTTAATGGTTGCGCCGGACAACTTCGATACGCCGCTTAAAACTCGTACAGACAGAGCTAACGCAGCTAAAGCAGACTTCTATATCTCCATTCACGCAAACGCTTTGACAGGCGAATGGGGCACACAGAACGGCATAAGTACATATCATTATTCCGGTTCGGTTGAAGGGAAAAAGGCGGCTGAAATAATCCACAGAAACATGCTTCAAGGTACAAAGCTCCAAGATAAGAAGGTTCAGACAGCAAACTTCCACGTGCTGAAATATACTAAAATGACATCTGTGCTTTGTGAATGTGCTTTCATGGATAATCTGGCTGAAGCAAAACTTCTTTTGACCGGAGCTTATCGCCAGGAATGTGCGGATGAAATTTGCCGGGGCATATGTGAATATTACGGTGTGGAAGTGCCGAAACCATCAACAGCTGTTGGGTTAATCGAATACGCTCTAAGTAAAGGGTATATCACAAATGAAGCCTATTGGCTTAAAAAGGTTTTATTAGATAAGGATCTGATAGATTTATTTACAAATATTAAAAAGAAAGGATGATTACAATGAAACAAAACAGGTTTAAAAGCCCAGTTTTCTGGGGCGCAGTAGTAGCACAGATACTTTCCATTGGGCAGATAACCGGTATATGGGCAAAGTACGGTGTTGACACTGGCGTTGTTGGCGATGTTGTGGCCGCTGTATTGCAACTAGGTGTATTGTTCGGCCTGCTTAATAATCCGAGTGACAAAGAAAATTTTTAACTCTTTTCTATTCCTGGAGGCCCCTGCTGAAAAGTGGGGGCTTTATTTTTCTTTGGAACATATTCTATCAAATCGGATATTTGGCAATCCAACTCTTTGCACATGGAATGTAGGTCTTTTATCCTAGCCTCTTTAACTTTGCCGTGTGCATAATTCCATACGGTAGCAACGCGCATATCACAGCGCCGGGATAATTCGCTTTGGGAAATGTTTTTCTCTTTTAGAATTCGTTTAAGATGCCATTTAAACATAACTTCCTCCCAAAAGCATTTTACCATATTCGACCATCATTTTACTTGTACGCGTAAAACGGCTTTGAAATAGGCACATATGCCTATATCGTAGGACAATATACTTTATTACAATTCAGTGACAATCATTGTATTTCATTACTGTAAACCATATAATGTGATTATGTAAATCATGGAAGGAAAGGAAGTGTGTAGAAAATTGTCGAATAATAGCGGAATTAGGATTACGAAATTTATTGCATTATGGCGGTAATGGTAGTAAAATAGGAACACATGTTCGCTGTATAAAAGGACGAAGGAGAGTGACAGTTTAATGAAATTTTCTGAATGCATTAACGAACTTATTGAGAAAAGAATTGAATCTACTAACGATGACATCGCAAAAACCGAATGGTACAATAATCTCCAGGATAAGTTGATAGAAATTCAAAACAGGTCACCGGAAAATAAAAAGCTCCTTTCTGAATACAATCCTATCTCTGAAGAAATTTTCAGAGAGACAATGGCAGCAATTTACCGCCAGGCTTTCCTGGACGGCATGGAATCCGCTGCGATCATGACACCTATTTTGGCACCTAAACGATAATTCACATTTGAAAGTTATCCTGTTTGGGATGAAACAAAAAATTGCTAAAATATAACAAGGTTTGAAATGCACGAATGACAATAATCCTGCAAACGCAGTAAAATAGCACGTTCCCGAATGGGATAAAAAAATCATAACACAGGACTTAAAATCCTGCGGTAGCAATATCGTACGAGTTCAATTCTCGTCTTCGGCACCAAGGTTTTCAGGGATTTTCCCGAAACCTATTTTTATGCCTTGGCACCTACTTTGGCACCTGTTTTCTTGTTTTTCTTCTTCATAACATTATTAAGCTTATTGGCAGACTTTTTATCCATTTCTTTTAAGACATGCTGATATTTTTTTACCATGGATGCAGTCGTCCATCCACCGCGCTCCATGATTTCTTTTTCGGAAACTCCATGCTTCAGCATCATAGTACCGTTAAAATGACGCATGTCATGTAGGCGAATGTGTGGAAGTTCATTCCTTTTCAAAAAATCGCTGAATGCGCTGCTGACACTTCCTGGGTGGTATTGTTCTCCGTCGATCCTCACATAAAGCTTTCCTATGCCATGGCACCTTCTAAGGATTGGCATGATCACGCTGGGTATTGAAAATGAACGTTTGCTCTTTTTGGTTTTGGGTTCCTTTTCAATTACGCCCTCAGAACTAGTAGGGACACGATTCCTTTGTACATTGATTATCTCGTTTTCAAAGTCAATGTCTTCCCAGCACAGTCCCAATAATTCACCCCGGCGCAATCCGCACATACCGGCAATTAAAATAAGGGCTTCTAGTTTATGCCCTTCAAGCTTGTCCAGCAATAAGGCAAATTGCTCCTCTGTATAAACAGTCGGCTCATATTCCTCTGGACTGGGAGCATCCACGCCATCACAAGGGTTCTTTGCAAGTTTTTCATCGCCTACTGCTTTTTTAAATGCCTTGTGTAATATTCTATGGATTTGTAGGAGAGTTTTTTCAGAATAGCCAATAATTGCATTCCCTTTCTTGTCTTTTCCTCTTTTATTTTCCTCTCCGTCTTTATTTATGCTTCTGTCTACCTTACGCAATATATTGTAAAGGTTTTCAATGTGCATCGGCTTCAGGTCGCACAACCTAACCTTCCCGATATACGGGTTAATGTGCATGCCCACATATCTTTTATAGCCTTCTAGTGTCGTAGTTGCGCGCTTAGTGCAGTATATTTCAAAATATCTTTCCATCCATCCACTCACTGTCATAGTGTCAATACTGGACAAATCGCCCTCTCTCAATCTCTTTAAGAGCGCATCTAATTTCCTTTTAACTTCCTGTTTTCCTTTGTTTCCTTTTATAGTGCTCGTCAGGAATTTAGGCTTTCTCTGTTCGCCAGTGATGGGGTCTGGATGGAAATCAATTCTGGCTACATGCTGACCGTCTTTGTTTTTCCCGCGCTGATATACTGTGAATCTGAAATTATCCATTGCCCTTTTCCTTTCCTCTTACATACATGGCAAAACTAAATAATTCCTTTTTCCCCGCTTCAGATAAACTATCATATATTTCCGCCAGTGCATTGGTTGTGTTGTCCCTGTATCTGGCAGCCCCTTCGTTTCCTACAAGCCAATCGAGGCTTACATTGAATCGTTCACATATTTTTAGCGCAAGAGGCGTGGGTATTTCTCTTTGTTCTTTCTTGTTTGCCCCTGTGTAGCGATATACAGATGTTTTATTTATGTCGAACATTTTTGCAAATTCCTCTGCCGATAAATCCATTGAGTCGATCAATTCCTTTAATCTGTTCACTTTCAATTCCTCCATGAATGTTTTTATTTCAATACTTGCAATTATAAACTATATTATATCATTAGTAAATAAAAATATTCCCAAATAGGAATAAAAACTCTTGACAAGCATAAGGTAATAGTTTAGACTTAAATTATTCCCAAACAGGATAAATTTTATACATAACGAAGGAGGACTTTTATGAGCAAACCGAAAACCAAGCCACACGAACGAGTAAGAGCGGCTATGGAGTTGGCGGGTTACAGCAATTACGAAAGCCTTGCAAATGCTATCGGCATGTCTATTTCAGCATTTACAGCCAAGATAAACGGGAAAAGATCTTTCACTTTGCCTGAATGTAATCTTATTGCAAATGTGCTGGAAACGACACTAGACGGTATTTTTTTTGCTCCCATTTCTCCCAAACGGGATAAAAATAACAAAAGGGTGGGCTGATATGGACAAGCTAATCACAATACAAGGAGTAAGAGCCTATATCGATCAAAACGGCACAGCGCAATTGCATCAGGAAGATGTTGCCAGAGGGCTAGGCTTTGTTGAAAGAAAAGGCGAGGCCGAATACATCAGATGGGGAAGATTGAATGGTTATATGGCAGAATTTGGTTTCGCCACAAGTGGAGAAAATGAATTTATCCCTGAACACATCTTCTATCTACTGGCTATGAAAGCTAATAACGAAACGGCTATATCGTTTCAAAAGAAAGTAGCTTGCGAAATCCTTCCCTCCATCCGCAAACACGGCATGTACGCCAAGGATGAATTACTTGACAATCCCGATCTGCTTATTGAAGTCATAACCCAACTCAAAAAGGAGAGGGAAGAAAAGAAACTGCTGCAGGAAACTATCAATTTAAAGCAAAAGGAACTCGAATACAAAGAGGATGTCATAATCGGGCTTGTAGATGAAGTTGAACTTGCAGAGAAGCGGCAAATACTCAATCGGGTAGTCCGCCACAATAACGCCAATTTCCAAGAACGCTGGAAGGAGTTGTACAAGCAATTCGATATGAAATATCACATCAACGTAAAACAGCGTATGGAGTCTTACAACAAGGACCATAAGCCCAAAATGAAAAGCTATCTCGATTATGTTGATGTGGTCATGGGCAAGGTTCCTGAATTGTATGAGATAGCAGCAAAGCTTTATGAATCAGATGTGAAGGAACTGGCGGAACAAATTTATTCTTTGAACTAAGGAGGCACGCATGCCAAAGCAAATAATACGCTACAAATGCAACTACTGCAAAAAGGCATATGCCAGCAAATCCGCTGCAAATAAGCATGAAAACCGTTGTTTTCACAATGAAGCCGTAAAATCATGTGTTACCTGCAACAATCAAAGTTTTAAGCAAGATTGCAACGATGATCCAATCTCATACTGCCACAAGATGGGCAGAGTTATTTTTCGCAAAGGTTATCCGGTTAGCAAATGTTATAGGTGGGAACCCATCGAGATCATTGACGAAGAAACGCAAGATGATTTTTAAATCCGCCTAACCTCGGCTTAATTTGTACAAGCCTTGGTATCGTATTCGCAAAAATCAGGGAGGAGAGTAGAAAATGTTTAAAAACCACACAAGAATGGACAGTTCTGAAGGGAACGTATGGAAATACGTTTTCGAATCGGATGATGTTATAGCCGAAGCAGTATTGTACCGATATGAAACTTTTGAAAAAAGAACGGTTATATGTTGTTCGGTGCAATCTGGGTGCCCAGTAGGCTGTTTGTTCTGCGGAACCGGAAAAAGGTTTATTAGAAACCTCGGCCCGGTCGAAATAGTACAACAGATCAAGGACATCATAGAGGATATTAAAATAGATACAGAAAAATGCCACAAGTTTCAAATCATGTTCATGAGCATGGGAGAGCCAATGCTGAATTGGGCTTCCGTGTCAGGAGCTATCAAAACATTGAATTGGTTATACCCGAACGCACAATTGCTTTTATCAACAGTCGGAATATTAAACGGGGAAGCTGAATCTGGGATAATTAATATCTCGAAGCATATTGACAAAGTAGGCTTGCAATTTTCAATACATGAAGCAATGGATCATATGAGGGATAAATTAATTCCCTACCCGAATAAAATGTCTCTCAGAATGATAAGAGATTACGGGATGGTATGGAAGCAAGAAACGGGTCGTAAACCATTCTTAAATTACTGCGTGACAAGAAAGAACACATCAGAATTCGAAATAAACAGACTAAAGGATTTGTTTTCACCGTTGCATTTCAATTTTACTTTCAGTGTCGTATGTAGTTCAAATGAAACCATGAAGCAGGCTGGGTTCAGGGAATACGATTATATTGAAAATGTCATGGATAAATTTTCGGCCGATGGGTACGACTGCAGAATGTTTGATCCGGCAGGCCAGGACGACATAGGCGGTGGATGCGGTCAACTCTGGTATGTACAAAAGTGGCTAGAAGAACATAAGTGATAATGCCAAGGATCAGTATTTTGCACCTTGAAAACTACACATAGAAGGCCACATCCCTTGACACCATTACGGAGAACGAAGGGGATGTGAGGGAGATAATTTGAAGGAGGAAAAATATATGCAGACATCATCAAAAGTAACAAGCGCAAAGAAAGTCGGTTT